AGGCAATTTTTCCTGTATCCAAATGGTGATAAACCGGCCAGACCGGACCGGGATCGACGCCAATGCCTCGCGGAATTCCATCAACGTCACCACCAAGGCGCGGCGGGCGCGGACGCGCGGACGGTAGCGGACGGCGCCCGAAACCGTTGTCGTTGCTGCGCATCCAGGGAACATTGCGCCCGGTGCGTCATGCGGACATCGCCGAGCCCGAGGCAGCGGGCGACCTCGCGACAAAGCCGCCGCCCGAGTGGATGACGCCGAGCATGCGGGATTTCTGGACCGAGACGCTGATCGACGCGCCGAAGGATATATTGCGGCGGATTGATTGGGCGTTGTTCGCGGGGTATGTCGAGCTCTGGGATCGTTACACCAGGCTAGTCCAGGCGCAACAGCGCCTCGACGCGGCGACCGAGGTCCCATACCTGATCAAAGGCGGATCGGGTGCGGTGATCTCGCCATTTTTGCGTGAGATGAATCGGTGTCTGTTGTTGCTGGCGCGGTATGCTGGCGAGATGGGTTTCACCCCGGCAGGGCGCGCACGGCTGGCGGTCGCGCGGCAGGACGAGGACGACGCGGCGAATGATTGGGCAGCCCTACGGCGATTGCGAGTCATCGCAGGGGGCAAGACGGAATAGCCCGTCTCGCCCTGCCGAGCCCCGCCGGAACCCTGCCGAGCGCTGCCCCGCCTTGCCCTACCATGCCAAGCCCAAACCAAAGCCATCAGCCCTGGTCGCGGCAAGGTTTACACAGCAACGGAGGACAAAGCGATGCCTGAAACCAGGTCCGGCGCATTAGGACGCGCGGCACGATTGGGGTTCCCGCGGTCATCGGTCGTCAAGTCGTCCGGCGGCGGCTATTTCATTGCACCCCGCGGCGTTACTGCGACCGATGCGAAGCATGCTTATGCCGAATGCAGGAACGGCGGCGGGTCTAAGGGGATGTGCGCGGGCGTCGCCCATAAAGTCCAAGGCGGCAGGCGGCGATAAGCCCCAACCTTGTCGAGGCGGTCGGGTACGCGCAGGACGTCGCGTCCGGGCGGATCGCGGCAGGTCGTTGGGCGCGGGCCGCATGTGCGCGGTTCCTGGCGGACCTCGAGCTAGCCGCGCGTCCGCGGTCACGCTGGCGCTTCGACGAAGGGCGCGCGGAATTTCCGATCGCGTTCGCGGGGCTGCTAGTTAACGTCAAGGGACCGCAGGCCGGCGAGACGATCGAACTGCTGGCGTTCCAGAAATGGATGCTGGCGAACCTGTTCGGCTTTGTGGACCGCAGGACCGGGCGACGGCGGTTCCGGCAGGCATCCATCTGGATACCGCGCGGCAATGGCAAGTCGACATTGGCGGCGATCCTCGCGCTATCCGTCACGTTCACCGAAAATGAAGCCGGTGCGGAAGGCTACAGCAGTGCGGTCTCCCGCGATCAGGCGCGCATCGTTTTGGAACTCGCCAAGGCGATGAGCGAGCGCACGCCCGAGTTCCGGCGGCAGTATGGCGTCCAGGTGAACGCTCAGGCGATTTCGCAGGCGCGGACGGGATCGTCGTTTAAAGCGTTGTCGTCGCACGCGCGCGCCCTCGACGGGCTCAACGTCTATTTCGCAGTGCTGGACGAGATCGGGTCGCACAAGTCGGCGGCGGTTTACAATGCGCTGATCACCGCGACCGGCAAGCGTGCCGAGCCCCTGCTGATCTCGATCTCGACGGCGACGGATCAGACGACCGGCGTCGGCAAAACCGTCTGGGATTACACCGAAAGCGTCCTGTCCGGACAGCTGCGCGACGATCAGTTTTTTGGCGTGATTTTCGATGTCGACCAGGGCGACGATCCGTGGTCGGAAACGTCCTGGCGCAAGGCAAACCCCGGATGGGGAGTCCTGGTCCAGCCCGAGGCGATCCGGGCGCTGGCGCGGCAGGCGCTGGCGTCGCCGGCCCTGCAGGCGGCGTTTAAGACGCGACATCTGAATGTCTGGGTATCGGCGCAGAATGCGCTATTCGACAGTGACGCCTGGAAAGCGTGCGCTGATCCGGACCTCCGCCTCGAGGATTTCGAGGGCGAGGAATGTTTCGCGGCAATCGACATGGCGACGCGGATCGACATCGCGGCCGGCGCGATCATCTTCCCACGGCGTGATCCGGACGATCCGCAGAAAGTCACCTATGCGGCATTTGCGCAGGCATGGTTGCCCGAGGCGGCGGTCGACAGCGAACGCAGTCCGTTCTATCCGCAATGGGCCGAGGCCGGCGCGCTGACCGTCACTCCGGGCGAGACGACGTCATTCGAGGCGATCGAGGATTGGCTCCACGAAATCGGATCGCGGTTCGATCTCCGGGCGACGGCTTACGATCCCTATTCGATGATGCAGTTCGCGCAGCGACTGACGAATGACGGGTTTCCGATGTTCGAATATCGGTCGTCGACGCTGAACTTCTCGGAACCGACAAAGCTGCTGGACGCGTTGATGCGCGAACGGCGCATCCGGCATAACGGCGATCCCGTCCTGGCATGGTGCATCGGGAACGTCGTCGGTCACTACGACAACAGATCGAACGTCTATCCGCGCAAGGACGCGCCCGAGAAAAAGATCGACAACGCGATCGCGCTGATCATGGCGCTAGGCGTCTCGATCGCGAGCGAGCGCGACAGCGATTTCATCTATCAGGACGGGCGCGAACTCCTCGTTTTCTAAACCATTAGAATTACTCACTAAAAACCCGGAAAAGCACTTCTATTTTTTACGTAAATAATTATATTTAGGGTGTCACAGCACCCCAAAAACAAGGAGTCATCCAATGGCAGATCGTTATGGACAGCGCGTCGAAATCCTCGGCGGCATGAGCGAGTTCGTCGGCAAGACGGGGCGGATCGTCGCAAAAGAGGGTCCGGCGTTCTATCGCGTCGAACTCGATCAGCCGGTTCATATCCGCGGCGTCGGCATGGTCGCCGACGATCTTTGGGAGAGCCGGCTATTGCGGACGATCCGCAATCGTCCGGTGTCCGTCGAGGACATCGCGACCAGCCCGGCAGGCTGGCGGTAATGGCCCTTCCCTCGGCAGAGCAAGAGCAGCAAGTCAAATGGGATTTGCTGCTCGCCGATTTCGAACTCCGGTTGGAACAGGTCCGCCAGATCAAAAGCTTTGAGCCCAGGCGGCTCCTGTTCCAAGGACTGACAGCGTTTGCGGCGATCTTCGCGGCCGGCGGCGTTGTCGGCGGATTGCTCGTCCGCCTCCTGTCCGGTGGAGGATGAATGAACGATCTCACCCAATTCGGCGCATTGGTCGCGCTATGGGTCGGCGGACTCGGCTTGTTCGCCTTCATGTTCCAGCGTCTCGAAAAGCGTATCGATCGGCTCGAAACCGAGATGCGTGATGGTTTCAAAGGATTGCGCAGCGACCTCGCCGAAGAATTCCGCGCGCAACGCGCAGAGGTCGCGGCGCAAGTCAGCGCCATCGCCAACGCAATAATCGCCAGCCGTGGCGAATAAAAATGGAGCAATACCCGATGACGATCAATCCCGACGTTAAGGGCGGCTGGCGGCGCGCTTGGCTTGCAGTGCTGGCATCATTGGCGACGGGCGCGTTGATTTTTGGGCTTGGCGCATGGCTCGCCAGTGTGCCCACACGACCGCGCGTCTATGTCGTCCATTTCGACGGGCCCCTGACTGTGAGGCTGGAAAAATGACAATGGCAAAGGTCTTTTATTTCCGGAAGAACGCGCGTCCGGACGGTGTCCCCGGTCTGGCGCGCGGCTGGTATTACCAGATCGATCTCATGTCCCCGGTCGGGCCGCATCCGACCCGCGCCGAGGCGGTCAAGGCAGCGCAGATTGCCGCCGACCTCGAGACGGCCAACACGGCCCTTCTGAGCGACCCCAAGGTGCGCATCGGGTCCGCGGTCATGCGGGACTATCTCGACGAAAGGAAGCGCTGAGATGCCCGCGGGACGCCCCCGGCGGGTCGCGGCGGTCGGCCATGCGCCGTCGCTCCTCGACGCCGCGCTATTGACCCAGGTCGAAACGTGGCGCCGTCAGCAGCCCGAGCGGCTGAGCCTAAAAACCGCGGTTGAGCGGCTGTTGCTGCGCGGGTTGCGCGCGGAGCGCGACGACGAAACCCTCGGCATGACCTGCCCCGAATGCGGCGGCGAGGACATCGAGGACATCACCATTCCGGTGCGCTGCCGCGACTGCGGACATCGCGGCGACCCGGACGAGTTTTTGCCAAAGGAGTCCACGACATGAGCAAAACTCAAACCGCCCGGAAACCCCGTCCGACGATAGACGAACGCATGCGCCCCCTCGCTCTGATTTTCTGGCGAATGGCGCACAACGATCGTGACAACAAGCTCACCATCGATGAGCAAGCGGTGTCAGTGATGGCCGCGGCGCTGGGGAAATTGCTAGAGAAATTTGGGCGAGATCAATTTACTAAGGGGATGGCGGCGGCCATGACAAGAATCTGGTCAGACTGCGCCAAAGACCAATGCGCCATCAGGGACGGGACCCCGGCCGCCTAAGCTGGGAATCCGGCTGGTAGGCCACCAAATGAGGGAGCGGGCTTCGGCCCGCTCTTTTTTTTTACGGTGCGCGCTATGAGTTGGATCGCCCCGGACCCCGCATCCTACGCCGGCAAGGGCGAGGGCAGCGGGCATTGTGTCGCCTTCGTCCAGGCCGCGGCGCACGCGCCCCACACGTCTTACTGGCGGCGTGGCGTCAAGGTCCGCGGCAACCAGGTCGCGACCGGGACGGCGATCGCCACGTTCAGTCGGGACGGCCGCTATGAGAACCGGCTCGACGGTGCCTCGCATGCGGCGATCCTGATCGCCCAGGATGGCGGCGGGCTCCGCGTGTGGGACCAGTGGAAGGGCCACCCGGTAAGTCAGAGGACGATCCGCTGGAAGGGCGGCCAGGGCACCGCGAACAATGATGGCGACGCCTTTTTCGTGATCGAGGGCCCGCCCCCCGCCGCGGCCTAAGAATGGGAAAGTTTGGGAAGGTTTGGGATCAGGCGGCGATCTCGATCGCCCATCCGTGACTCTTGCGGTTGACGATGCGGATGATCCCCGGATAGGTCCGGCGCAGACGGCGGATGCAGTCGCGCTCCATCGCTTGCGTCCGGTAGTCGCGGCATCCGCCGGCGGTGTCCCAATGCAGGTTGACCCAATAGATATACTGCGCGCAGACGACGCCGCCGTCCTCGGCGATGCATCGCGCGCAGAGCTCGTAATCCTCTTTGACGGGATAGCTTTCGTCGAAATACGTGCGTCCGTCGTTGACGATCCCCATGCAGCTGGCGGTAACGTAGGATCGCCAGCGAAAGGGCCAGTAGGGATAGATCGAGCGGGTCGCGCCGTCGGTCGCCACGCCCCAGATGCGATAGGACAGCTGCTCCGTCAGATCGAACAGCTTGACGAATTCCCCGAGCCAGATCCGCTCGTCGAGGCGGACGCGCATCGTGTCGCGCTCGCGCAGCTTCGAATATCCGGCATAGTGCGAGTCGTCGTCGATCATCACCACCCGGCGGTCCTCGGTGCTGCGCAATATCCAGTTCCGCGTCGCGGTGATGCCGCGGATTTCATCCGGAACGGCGACGACCTGGCGCGCGCCCATCCGCTGATAGGCCGGCACCTCGAGCGCGGGAACGAACAGCGTCGCGGACGGCAGCACCGTCTGAGTCGTCACGCGGCCCGCGCGGCCCTTACTCGGGACGGCGATCAGCATTGCGGGCAATTCGTCCTGGCGGCGGCGGTCGTTGCTTGACTTGCGACGTCTGCGGGTTCTGTCCGCCCTTGCGGGTCCGGCCCTCGCGCAGCTGGACGGCCGGCCGCTCGATCAGGCGCAGGACGTCCGCGGCGGCGACGACGCGTTGTGTTCCGACATCGTCAAACGGCGAGCCCTTTTTGTAGCCCCCGCGGCGCACCGGGACGAGCGACAGCGCGACCTTGAGCCGTTCCCATTCGGCGGCGTCCTGGCACATGATGACGGCATATTCGCGGGCGGGTTCCAGTTGCAGCGCCTGCGGCAGCTCACCCCCGAAATCGTCGCGCGCGGTCGCGTCCGCGGTCGCGAACCCGAGCATTTCGAGATCAAAGCCCTCGTTGTGCAAGTCGGCGAGTTCGACCCGCAGCAATCCGTTGTCCCAGGCGGCGTTGAGGGCGATTTGATTGTCGGCGACGCGATAGGCGCGCTTTTGCGCGGCGGTCCAGCCGCGGGCGACGATCACCGGGACCTCGATCAGGTCCAGCTGCGGCGCGGCGAGCACGCGCCCGTGTCCGGCGATGATCAGGTCCGCTTCGTCGATCAGGACCGGCATCGTCCAGCCAAATTCGCGGATCGAGGCGGCGATCGTCGCAATCTGTTTCGCGGTGTGTTTCCGGGCGTTACGCGCATAGGGGATCAGCTTGTCGACCGGGCGGCGCTCGATCGTCTCGATCGGCCAAGGGCGCGCGGCGGCGGTGTCAGACATCGGCGCCGGCGGCAAAAGAGCGGGCGGCCGGGCCGCCCAAGTCTGGGAGGATTAAACGCGAAACGACGCTGTCTCGTCTCACCCCCGGCACCTTACGTGAAACGAGCCCGGTCGCCGAGCGCGAACAGCGGTCCAGCACTTCGGGCTTTCGGGAACAGCACCGCCTCGGCATAGACCCAGAGGGCGAGCGCGTCCGCCTCGTCCTCGCTGACATCGGGCCAGCCATAGACGGCGCACATCTTTTGCGTCGCGGCTTTCTTGTTCTCCCGGCCGCCCCACGAGCCGTTGCCGGTGAAGTGGCGGCAGATGACGTTGGACTGCGCTTCGCGGCAGGGGATCGCGCGATCATGGGCGACCATCTCGACCAGGCCGCACATGGCGAACAGCTTGCGCACGACCTTGATGTCGATCGGTATTGCCTTGTTCGGTTCGGTCGCAACCACCTGACCGGTGCGCGTGCGGACCTTTTTCGGGGCGAACCGCGGCACATAGGGCGCCTCGAATACCATCATCCGCGGTTCGGATTTGGCGCACCAGCGATCGAGCCAGCCGCGGAATTCTGTCAGCACCTCGCCGAGATTGTCATCTGCACCCTTTCGGCGCGGAGTGCCCGAGCGGAAATGCCCAAAAGCGGGACGGTCGCCCGGCATGCCATAGGCCCAGCCGGTCGTTGTGGCGACGTCGAGCGCGAGGATGCCGCCGGTCATCAGGTCATGCCGAAATGCCGGCGATCGGCGATGCGTTGCGGCTGCTCGCGCTCCAACTTCTGCTCGATCTCGGCGAAGTCGAGAGACCGCATGGCTTCGTCGACAGGGGCCAAGCTTTCGAGAAAGACGCGGGCGGCGTCCGACAGCACCGCCAAGGAAACAATCTGGGTGCGCAGTTCGAGGCTCTGTTTCTCAATCTTGGTGATGGCGGCCTTCATCATCGCCTCGATCGAAGTCTTGGCGACCCGGCGCAGTTCGGCCCGACGCGAGTTGAGCGCGTTTTCGCCGCGCCCCGACCAGCTCATGCTGATCGCCGGCGCAAACGATTTCGGGATGCCAAGGTCTTCGCAACGGGCCGCTATTTTGGCTTGGGACTCGGCGACGACTTTCTGCGCCTCCTCGGTCGCCGCCTGCCAGATTTCGTCTTGATCCCAGGAATAGACTGCGGCCAATTTCTTCTCGAAATCGGCGATGCAGTGCGCTGCCTGTTCCTCGGCGTGGGCCTTGAGGACCTTCGCCCGATCCTTGATGATCATGCTCAGGTCGTGGGTCTCGTTGCGGCTCAGCACGCGGCCGTTTTGAATCATCATCGGGTTTCTCCGGGCCAGACTTCGCCGAGCGTGGCGAAGGCGGTCGTTGTCGCGACATCGAGCGCGAGCAATCCACCGGTCACAGGCTCCCTCCCAGAGCCCGCTGAATGTGGGGTAAACCTCCCGGCATCATCTTATCTAATCGCAAGGCGGCCCTCCTATGGTCCCTGAACCGCTCCCCAGCCCCACAAAAAACCGCAACGATGTCGCAACGGCAGGGGCGCCAGCCGCAATTTCTTGCGATTTTATTGCAGCAATTTGATCCGCCACCATTTTGCCCAGGGCGCAGTCATGCGGTGCCCAGGGCGCAGTCATGCGGTGCCCGCGGCGTCGTCGTCGCCGAGGTGCAACCGCGCCGCCTGCAGCGCCTCGCCAGCGTCCTTGCGCGGACGGCCGCGGGGCCGTCGCGGTTGATGCACCGGCTGTTCGGCAAAGGATCGCGGCTTGCGCCCCCGTTTTCCCGCTGGCGGGTGCGCGACATGGATCGCTTCGGCGCGGTTCATCGCGGCATCGCCGAGCGGCGTGCCGGCGAGCATCCCCAAGGCGCGGCGATAGCTGTCGAGGAGCGCATAGCGGGAATGGCGGGCGGGCTCCTCCATCTGCCGCTCGCGGACGATCTCGCGCAGGATCGTCGTATCAAAGCCGGCGTCCTTGGCCTCGGCATAGATTTCCTTGATCTCCTCGTTGAGGTCGTTGCGCTCGTTGTGCTTTTCCTCGATCCGCCCGACGTAGCGTTGCAGCGCGGTTTCGTTGATGACCCCGCCGAACTGATCGGGGATTTCACTCCGCAGCGTCTTTGCCATAATCATGCCCTCGTCTTGGTTCGCAACCATCCGAGACCCAGGAGCATTATCGCGAACAACCCAAGCGTCGCGGGCTCGGGAACCCCGCTGAATTCCATCGTCGCCTCGAGGTCCTGATCCGCAGCGGTGAAAGCGGCATCAAACAGTTCGGCATTGCTGGCGATCGCCGGCAAACCGGTATCGGTAAAGGCGGCGTCGAGTGCGCCCGCCGTCGGCGGGAACGTCTCGGTATTGAGCACGGCGCCGTTGACCAGCATCGTCTCGGTGACAGGACCAGGCGCGCCGACCAGGCCGTTGTAAGTATCGGTCGTCAACCCGGCAAGCCCGGCCGGCACTGCAAGCCCGGTCTGCGTCGCGGTGATATCAAGAGTATGACCCGCACCGGTGGCCCCGGTTACACTGAGGGTAACAGTGCCGAGATCGGGTGCAGGCACCGCCGGCACCCCGGTTATGTCGATTGTCACGTCCGAGAAATTCGGATCACCGGTCAAGGTGCCGATCAAGTTGCCGGGCGACGGCGTGGTTTCGAGCAAGGTTTGCGGCACCCCGTTATCGGTCAGGGTAAGCGTCAGGGTTGCGTGCGCCGGTCCGGCGGACGCAAGCGCCGCGGCAGCAGCTGCGGCGATGATCAAGGAACGCATGCTTGTTCTCCTCTCGGGTTCAAATTGCGGTGCGGTATCCAGCGGCGCGCGAACCAGCAATCTGCCGCCGCAGGCAGTGCAGCCCGGCCCTTTGTCATTCCCCGTACAGGCACCAAACGGGTCGATAACCCAGCAGCCGGCGCGGTGGTCGCACTCGCCCGGCCGGATCGCCTCACGGTGCGGACGCCATTTGTCGATTAGGGCTTGCGGTGTCACGGTCATTCCTCGGTTGCGGTAAGGCCAAGCCCGGCCTGGATCGCGGCGAGGTCGCGCGGGTCCGTGGCGCGTGGCGCGAAAGCCGCCCGATTGCGTTCCTCGAAAGCCGCGATGTTGGCGCGGTATTCCGCGAGGCGCCGATCGACATAGGCGACGTCTTCGGCAGTAGGTTCGCGGCGCTCCGGGCGCGACTTGATACCACCGTAAAACTCGACCGCTTGGTTTACGAAAACCCCGTCAAACCATTTGCCGTCTTGGTCAACTGAATATTTCTGGCTAAAATCGCCAAGACGCACCCGGCGCCAAGCGTAGCGATAGGCGTGAAATTGGCGCTTCTCGATATCGTCGAGCACAGCAAAGCCGCCGGCGGCGACCTTGTCGACCAGCGCGCGGCGATGGTGTTCACTCGGGAAGAAAAGATCGCTGATCATGACGATACGGGTACTTTTCGCCAGCGATCGAAGACGCGTTTGACTTCGGCGAGGTCCGCCCGAGCGAACCAGTGCTCGTCAAGCACACCTAGCCGTTGCTCCGTGATCCAGTCGCGCATCTCTGCGGCAAGCCGGTTTTTCTCGATCTGATCTTCGGGCGACAACAGCGGCGGCGGCGGCAAAGCCGGATAAAAATCCTCTTCCCCATCGGGATCACGTGCGGCGGCAGCGCGAATTTCCGCCGGCGATGGAAAGTAACGCTCGTGGTCGCGCATGAGCGCACGCCCTGCCGCCGCGACTTCGGCGCGCGATAAATCGCCGAGTGCATCGAAATAAAGCTCGGCCGCACGCGGGGACAAATGATTGCCGAAAATCTCGCCGAGATCATCGAGCAACTGCGCGATGTCAGACCGCAAGCCCCTGTTTGCGCGCATAATTTGCAAATCCTTCGGCAATTGCTCGACGGCGTTCCTCGGCGCGGCGCTCCCACGGCGGCGGCCGACCACGGATAGGCATCAAAATCTCGCCCTGTACGCGGCGCGGGTTGATTCCGAGCGCTCGCGGATTGGTCCCTTCTGCCCGTCGATTTTTGTGACCAGCAAAGCGGCGCTGCTCTGCCCCCACATCGTGGGGGAAAGGGGGCAGCCCGGGGGATTCTAAATCTAAGTCTGAG